ACACTCTCACTCCGGGGAATGAAAGCATAGAGATGGTTTTGTTAGCTGTAGTTGTCTTGTTCTGAGGAGCAAGCATACCTGTTTCGGTAGTCAAAATCCTTTGACCATTTACCTCTTGGAATACAATTTGGAAGCTTGGGAACTTCTTGCCAGTCTTAGCATCGCTATTGATTTTTTGAGGAATCAAGATACCATAGTTACGCTTCTCAGGAGTAATAGAACCGGGGCTGATATGGTACACCGCTTCTGGGCTGAACATGTTGTTCAAGAAGAAGTGGAAAGTGTAACCGTCAATCATGAATGAGTTAAATCCGTAAGATACAGAAGCCTCTTGGCTACCACCTACTGAACCATAACTGATTGCACCATTGTTGTATTTTCCAAAAAGAAGGTCAGCAATTTCTTGCTTTTGGTAGATGTCTTGTAGGAAATGGTATTCTCCAGCACCACCGTAAAAGTTCAAAGAACGAGTAACAGTGTGTAGGTCAGAAATAGCCATTGAACCAGAAGTGTACTGGATTGTAGTACCAGATGCTTCAACACGTGGAATTACACCTGTTGTACCTACTGTTCCATTAGAAAGGTTGTTAATTGAAACACCTTCCATGATTTTGAAGAAAGCGTTATTCATATAACGTCTGTTCATATCATCTTGAGCAAGGTAGTAGTAGTAGTAGTTTCCGTTACCGAAATCAACCTCGTTCTTCTCAATATCAGCCCTATCAGTGATTGTGAAATCATCACGATGCTCAGTGGTAGTATTGTAAATCTTATCCAAGATTGGAGACATACCATCAAGAACTGTAGAAGCCTCACCAATGTTCACAGCACCACGAAGCAACAAATAATCACTAACAAGAAGGTTAGCGCTACCTGCTGATGTGAAAGCTTGAGAAGTCTTAAGTGGAGTGATTACAGCAGTATGAGGATAAGAAGTCTTAGTGATAGACTTAACTTGACCTTCAATACCAGAAGACATGATTCTTACAACCTCACCAACACGAAGAGGTGTAGTGCTTGAGTAGTAAGAAGCATCGTTTGAATAAGCAGAAGCAGATGTATTACCGATTGAAACAGTAACGTCAGCACCAGCAGAAGGAGCAGTAACTGCTGCTTTTACTTGAACTGCTTGATGCAATCCACGCTTCTCATAGTGATAAAACTCTCTGTTGTCTGACTTAGCTTCAACTACTGAATTACCAAGAGCCATCTGTACAATAGCGTAGTTTTCAGCACCGTACTTCCTAACGAGATTCTTCTCAAAAGAACGGTCAAAAATGTTTAAGTCGTTCAGAAGCGTTCTGTTCGCTTGTGAACTTGATATAGCACCTTGGCTATATGTTGGAAATGTATTTGCCATTTTGTTTTATTTTTAAATTATAATTGTCGTTTTAAATGACCCATGAATAATTGGTCTAACATAGACCTTTCTTCTTCTGCTGCATTTGGTTTGAATGTACCAGATGATTGTGGTTCTACTTGGATATTTTTGCTCTGTTTCAACATCTCAAGCCTCGTCTGATTGACTGCTTGCGATATTGCAGAATTTAAAATTTTATCAAAGTTATCTGCTAAGTAAAGCTCTTTAACCAACTTTTCAGATTGATACTTTCCGTCTTTGAAGTATCTCTCTACTTGGTATGATTCAAGGTCTACTGCTGCTTCACGGTATTTAGATAATTCCTGCGCAGGGATATCAAACTTTCCGTTAACAGATACGTTTGCTTTCTCATCCTTCCATGAAAAGGGGAGAGAGCCAATGCGGTTTTCAACTCCGTTAAGACTGTTAAGATACGCTGACCTGTACTCTTGAATCATTGCATCCATTTCAGCATCTTCGGGGTTTTCCTGTACCGCTGTTTTACCAGATAACTCAGGAAATTTTATTTCTTGAGCTAATGTACCAAAGAACTCTTTCGCATCATTCACATCTGACCTCATGCGTTGAGTCAATTTCTTTTGTTCTCTTTTAAGCTTAGACTCATCAAATTGATATTCGTCTATCTTATAGTTTTCTTCAAACTCTGATTCAATGTCATCATCGTCAAAGTCTGGGTTGTTTACTTTTATATAAGCCTTGAGTATATCCTCTTCAGCCATATTATCCATATCTTCAGCAAACTTCTTTACACCAAGCACTTCTACAACCTTGTCAATCTTGCCCTCTGCAATCATATTATATAATGATTCTGACAATTCGTTCTCAAACTTAGGCATTTGACTGGTCTCTAGAGCTTCTATAATCTGCTCCCAAGATTCAAACTTACCCTCTGTTTTTGATTTGATAAAGTCGTCTTCATCAATAACATCTTCTAGTCCACTTGCGTCATCAGAATCAAATTCTGTTTTCGTTTCAATAGATTCTACTGATTGCTGTTCTGGTAATTCAATATCTTCAGCTTGAACATTTGTCTTGCCGGATAATATTGAATCATAAGCACTTTCATTTGACACCTCTGATGGTGGAGCAGATTGAACTTCTGTTATTGTTTGCTCTGCTGCTACTGGCTCACTTGTAAAAGAACTTTCTGCTTGTTGTGTGTTTTCTGCTGTCTTGTTTAAATCTTGCGCGTACTCTTGTAAAATGTCGTTTGTTTCCATAAATTGTGTTTTTAGGATATACTTGTCCCGAAACTAATAAAGCAAATATATATATTTTTTTTAACAACAAACAAAAAGGCGGCTAAGGTAGAAACCATGCCGCCATCACAACCATGAAAACACAAACAAACATCTTTATTCTTCAGGCATCTGTTCTTCAGGAGCCTGTTCTTGTTGCATCTCTTCACCACCTTGAGCTTGCATCTGAGCTTGTTGCTGTTGCATCATAGCTTCTTGCTGCTTGGCAGCCTGCTCCTCAAGTTGTGGTTGTATTGCATTTGTTAATATCGTATCAGCAAACTTCTTAAGCTCGTCTGGAATATCTTTTCCGCTATTTAAAGAGTTTGCATATATAGTAGAAGCAAATTTGATAAGTTCAATTTCCTTATCAGAATCACCCTTTGATTTATTTACAGCCATCTTGCTTTGTGCAGACATCTGCTCAAGCTGTGCGTCTGTTTGAGCCTTAGCCTGTGCTGATTGTTGTTGTAGCTGTGCGTTCATTTGGCTATTTTGTTTTGCAGCTTCTTCAGCCTCTTTTTTAGCCCTCTTCATTGTTCTAGCAAGGTATAACTCAGCAAGCTTGGTATTCTCTATATTTTTAACTTTAAATGCCTGCTCATAAGATACAATACCTGCCTGTACTGCTGAGTTTAACATTTGATTAACTTCCGCCCTCATGTTCTGGTCATTGGTCATATTGATTTGAACATCAAATGTCATATCCAATAAACTTAGTTCGTATCCTTCAAACTCCTTAAACTTAGCAGCTTTGAATACAACGGAATCCCAAAGCATCATAGATACCTTCTTGCAGGTATCCTCAAGCAGTTGCATAAGACCTTGGTATATATATTCAGTAGCATTGTTAGATGACTGAATCTGCTGTTGCATAACTCCAAGACCTGTCTTTGTTGGAACACTTGAGCCATCCCTGTATTCTGATATACCCATCTCTTCTCTAAGCCTATCAAGCTCAAAGTTGTATTGACCTATTAGTGTATTTAGCTGAGCTACGTTATTATTTGAGTTTAGTGGAACTATTGGAGATTGCTTTCTTTCTCCGTCTTCACTTGTTGAATCCCAATACACCCTACCTGTTTGGTCCCATATCTTCATCAGCTTAAGAGGCTCTACGCTATTGCCAAGACCTAAATCTACATCTCTAAGACCTGAAATATCAATCTGATACCCATCTGGTCTCATAGTAGAAATAAGCTGTTGCATCTTAAGTCTAATGACAATCATCTGCCTAATTGCAGGCATTGCCTTCTCAATAATAGACGGAGTTAAGCTACCAGTAGTATTAGGACAGATAACAGAATAGCTAAAGAAAGCATCCACTCCGTTTTGATAAGGTCTAATCTGATTAGGAGAAATTTCCCAAGTAAGCATAATATCTGTATCGTTAACCCATATTCCATGATAGATGTTATATCTTTTTGTTTCAATAACTTCTCCATTTATCTCTTGTCCTTCTGGAGCTGTTGGCTTGCCCTGTTTTGGAACAACGAGCATATTACCAAACTTGTTCTCTGTCTTAACAGAATATTCTACGTCTACTGTTTTAACTTCAAAGTCAAATACCAATACAGCATAGTCATCATAAGGTCTAATCTCCGTATATTTATAGGAATCTTTCCAATACAAGTTTTCTGTACGCTTTACTTCTCTTGATGACTTTTGTGCAAGTTTAAATAGCGTTTCTTCGTCAAGGTTAAATTTCCTTCTGATAGATGAAATCTTCATTGGATAAACCTCTCCTATGTATGAGATGTCTTTTCCGTTATCAACCTCAAACACGTTATATATCATGTTTTCTGGCTTACATCTTTTAATAGATATTTGCCCAGCAGCATTATAGTATAATTTTGTTGCAGCAAAGTTGCAATCAATAATATCACGTGTAAGCTGCCTTTTTAAGACATTATAATCGTTGTCATCAAGGACCTTCTTAAGCCTTTCCTCAAATAATATTTCTTCTGGCATCCTGAACTCTAAATCAAAATATAATGCCAAGTCATCTTCATCTTCTGGTATAAACTTATGTGAATCAATAGTTTCACCTATCTCCTCTTCATATAACTTAATCTTTTCTTTATTGTGCATCCTGAACTTAGCCTCCTGCTTCTCCATTTCCTTCATACTCGTACTAAGGTCGTCAGTAGCTTTTACGATAGGAGACTCCTTCCTATTCATGAATGTGCCAAGTAGTATCTCTACAAATTTTGGTGCTATCTTAATTGGTGTCCAGTCAAGATTAATAAAAGACTGGTTGCCTTCTATTCTAAGCAAATCCATAAACTCCTTCATGGAGTTTGTTCCATGGCTAAACTCTCTATTGGCTCTCCATATCCTATATCTCTTGCCGTAATAGCCGTCTGTGTTTCTGTCAGCGCTGTTAAATATTCCTTGTGCAACTTTTAGACCATACTCTTTTCTTCTCTTTTGAGACGGCTTGTCAAGGTGCAGATTTAACAATTCACTCATGCTTGAAAAATCCATTATGCCTTATTTTAAACAAATATAGAATATTATTACCAAACCCCCTGTAACTCAGCACCCCACCTCTTCAGAAACTTATCATATATTTTGTGGCTTCTTTCTGCTGGATTTACCTCTATCCAGCTCTTTAGCATATCGTATCTTTTGCCTACATCTTTTGGAATCATATTATATCCACTATCCCAAAATGGCTTCATCATTATTTTGTAGTTCTCGCTTCTTGATTTCCTCTCCTCTTCCGTATATTTACTCTTTTCAATATTTACGATTGATGATATGGCACTCTTTTTTGTGGGTCTATTTTTATTATAATACTCATAGTCCTGCTTCATAGCTCCAGCTATTGAACTTACTATATTCTTTCCTATGTCTGTAATGTATATGTATTCCGACTTTGGACTATTTCTGATATAGTCAAGCTCAATCATCTTATTAATCCTATATGATGTTACTTTTATCCCTATACAAGCAAAATACCTTTTTATTTTATCTTTATGAATATGGTCTTTATCACATATAAAAGCCAGTATCATGTAGTCGTTATAGTTGATATTATATATATCCTTTACCTTTTCATGGATATTGCAACACATCATAAATATGTACATCATATTTTCCTTGCTCTTAAGTTCTTTATGGAGCTTAAGTATATGCTTATCCCTTGATGCTACATTCTTCTTTAGCGTATCAATCTCTGACTTATACTTTCCTTTAACATCTGAAACAAGCTTGTTAATATCTATGTCAAGGTTTATGTCAAGACCATTAAAGGTTATCTTTCTTTTTACTTGTTTCATGTTTGTTTTCTTTTGCCAGTTGTTCTATAAGCGGAATACCTTTCTTTTCAGCATCCTTAGCATCGTCTTCAGACATTTTTAAATAGTTGTTTCTCAACCAATTAGCTGATTCAACCATGTCTTTTAATGATGTTGTTAGCTTTTGAAACCTATCAAATGTTTTATCATCGCTTGTTAAGTCAAGGGTAAAGTTATTTAAAGAGTAGGCTAGCTCATTCAGCTTTCTATTAAGTGAAAAATATAAGGCATACATTCCGTCTGTCTTATACCTTGCAAGCTCTTCTTGCAAGTCTTTTATTGTTTGTTTGTCGTTCATTAGTTTTGTGATGCAAACACTGTTATGCTGCATGGTTTTTTTATGTTGTGTACGTCTATTATATTGCCTTTTATTCCATAAAAAAATACATCAACCTCATCTTCTGTAAGCTCATCCTCCTCTTCAACTACTAAGCAATAGCAATCAACTTCCCTATTTGATACATTTTCATACGCATCTCGTACTATATCATCATAGCTTGCTATGACTTCAATCATCTCTCCATATACGTCAAACAAAATGCATACTCCACTCACCTTTATATGCTCGTTATAAAACTCATCTATTGAGTAAACTGGATAGCTTACGTGTGTTGCTGTTCTAATATTTATAAATGTTACGCTATATTTTTCGGCTACATTATCCATAGCCAAATCTAATACTAATCTATGAATACCCCTAGTATGTCATCTTGCGATATTCTTATTGCTCTACACTCTTTATTCTTATAGTGATAAACCATTTCATAATCAGATAGTTTATAGCATAATATCTTTTGATTAGGTTTTACATCATCATATCCACTTGGTGTTGATACAACATTAAACTTCATTTTTTCTGTACCACCAAGAACATCAAAATCATTTATTTTTTCTCTTTCAATTCTTTCGGCTATAATGTATCCTTTTAGTGGAACAAGTGTTCCATCTTCAAGAACTTTTGCATATACGAGGCTATCGTAGTGTACATTCAGCGTAACATATCCATCTTTCTTTTCAATCTGGATAGCTTCATTTGTAATGGTGTTATGG